GTACCACCTACCTTGAGTTGATACTCCCCTGCCACCTTGTCAAACCTGTCACCCTCTACCTCTGTGTGTAAGTTTCCTTCCACGTTTAGGTGAGCGTCACCAATAACTTGAATGATAAGTTTGTCTTCCTTTTTGTTTTTACCGACCTTAAGGGTGGTCGTTCTGTCACTATTTAGGTGTAAATCACGTGTACTGATGACATATGTGTCACTCTGTTCGTCCATCTCAAAGATAGAACCAGTCGCACCGTTGATTAATCTTATCCTCTCACCATCTTTTGAGTTGTCAAATTCCATGACATGACCCGCTGAGGTGACAGTCACCCAGTTCTTAGGATACTGTGTTATATGCTGAGGATTTTTGTTTTCCTCATTATCTCCTTGGAATAGATTAGTGTTGCTTGTATCTTGTCTTGCCATTAGTATCCTCCGTAGCCGCCACCGCCACCTTGTTGTGGTGGGTTAGGTTGTTGTGGGGGTGGTGATGACTGTTGTGGTGGGTCATTCTGTGTAGGTGGATCCACTATGATAGGTGTGTCTGGTGTTTCTATCGGTGTAGTAGCTGATCCTGTTGGAGTGCTAACAGTTGCCGATGGATCTGATATACCTGTCACTGGTGCCTCTTCTACTTCTATTGTTCTATTTGGTGGATGACCAACACAATCAATATATGACTGTGACTCAAATATTTCATTGAACTTGGTAGGTCCTACGTACTGATATGTAGGTACAATGTCAGCACCGAATCCCTCATCGTCTACAATACGAGGTCGAACAAATCCAAGTGTCTTTGTCTTGATACTTGGTGTCAACAATCTACCCTCAGTGTCAACTGATACGTCTCCTATCTCTTGTTTTCCTACAACTATCTTAGGTTTCTTATATCCTTTACCGACGTTAGTAATGTCGATAGTGTCGAGCACTGGTAGTATGTCCGAACAGTTTGCCCATAGTGCTGTAGCATTAGCAGGAATAGCGAGGTCATAGAATTCTTTTACTGGGTTGAGTACAAATTTATATGTCCCTCCTGTTGTCTGTATCTTCAGACCTGATGGGACGAAGGCATCCTTCTCTAGTGTAGCAACAGCAACTAAACCAGTGCTGTCATAATCATAGTCCATGATCTGTAGTATAGCTATGTTTGGATCTCCATCCTCTTCCTGATAGAAAATGAAATCACCTTCATCAGCGAAGTCATTTAGTTCTACATTCTCTATGAGGAAGAACCTTTGCTCACGAGGGCAGTATGTGTTGTCTGGATCTAGTCCATACCCTACGCCTGGTTTATTGACTCTTATCTTCTCTATCTTTCCATCCTTGATGATAGGTGTGATGTCTGCTCCTGTACCCTCTGGTTCATTACATGAGAACATTGCTCTTACCTTAGCAGTTGTATTGATATTAGATCCTTTGTTTCTCATGAAGACACCAACCATAGAACCTATGTCATCTATGATAGGTAATGCTCTGATAATACTTGTGGACTGTGCATTGTCAAAAATTAATTCTGGGAAGCATGGTTTCTTACGTCTGTTTTCTGGACTACAGTTGATGCTAGAGAAGTTGATCGTACCATCTGATGCACGTATAGGATATACACTGTCAAAGTTCTCTACTAAGCTCTTACCCTTCTCAAATGTCTTCTCTGATACACCTGTGCCTGGTGCACCGACCTCTGCGAACTCACCATTCTTTGTATTAAATGCTTGCTTAACAAATTTACCACCAATTAATTTTTGTACTGGCACCCATCCACGTGAGTTAGGTATCGCTGTGCCCACTAACTGTGTCTTACCATCTTTCAATGCTGACTTAGCTGCGTCACTATACTGACTCATCTGTTTCTTCTGCTTGTCTGCTTCACTCTCTTTAGCACCTGATCCTGTCTCAAATGTTGATAGTCCAAGAGCACAAGATAGATCTCCTTCACAAACCATGTCAATTAGATCTAGCACCTTGTTAGAGATAGACTGGATGATGTTAGCATTGCTTTTGATAGCACCCAGTGCACCCTCTAGGATCCCCAGAGCAGCATCAATACCTGACATGATCTTGTCCATCAATCCACCGAATAGATCAGAGAATATATCTTTTGCCAAACACAATGCAGAGTCTAGTGCTTGACTAAGAAGATCATTCAGTAGACCACCGATGACATCAGCTAGTTCATTGAAGATTTGTTTGAAGAGACAGTTAATAAGATCTCCTATGTTCTTGAGTTGATCAACAGCAGGATCTAATAGGTCAGGGTCAGGGATCTTGATGTCGTTGATGACATCTTGTATGTGTATCTGTGCTTCCTTTAATACTGTACCCTTGACGTTAGCTAACACACCACCCATGAAACCTTGTATGCGGGTCTGCATGACTTCTATCTCTCCTGCCAAGTCTTCTATCTTACCTGTATTCTTATTAATAAACTCTCCTATCTCATTCTTTTCTATACCTCTAGCAAACTTTAGGAACTCAGCAGTAGCACCCTTGATCTTCACGTCAGCAGGAGTACCACATTTACCATTACCTACATGTATAGTATACTTCTTTCTGTCGTCTGATGCTTTCATAAGATCAGTCTGACCTGATGCTTCACCACGTTCGTTAGCATCCGATACCTCACCTTCTGTGGTATCTCTTGTCACAGGTCCGCTTGTGCTACCAGTCTCAGGATCTGTAGATGTTGTATCAGCAGTACCGCCAGGTATACCTCCACCGTCACCATGCTTCTCTGGTTTATAATCAGGTGCATGTACCTGTTGGTATCCCTTGCTACTCTCTTTTGGTAATTTAGTGTATACATCTTTAGGGTTCTGGTCACTGATACTACCCATAATGACTGGTATCTGTGCTGAGGATCCATCCATAAAGAATCCTACTACCCAACTGTTAACCTGTAACTGTTGAATAGAACCCATGCCACTCTTCATAGCATATACTACTGGCATCACACAAGATGCCCATGGTAGATCTTTTGTAGGTAATACCTCTTTGTCGTCGTTATGATACCCTACAATTCTTACCTTGACCTTACCTGTGTAATCAAAATCTTTTTCTTCTTCACCCGTATACTCTGGATCTGACCCGTCGTTCTCGACTTGTCCTATCCACCAGTTGAATCCATCTTTACCGATGGCATGAGCAGCACTTTCTATATTCATCCTAAGCTATCTCTGTATACTGTGACTCTTGTTGACATAGTGTCTCTTTCTGTCAAAAACTGACGATAGATCTTGCCCACTATATATCTACCACTAATGTCTATATCTAGATCACCTGACCTAGCATCATATTTGTTTATCTGGACTACCTCTCCTAACAATAGATCCTGATCACCTTCATATTCAAAGGTGCCTGTCTGATTAAAGAAGAATTGATTCCTTATCATACTCTGACTAAGTTGTCTAGTCAAGTCTTCTGTATATTTACCTGTTGTAAACGCAGCTGAGTCCATAACCTTAGTCATAATCCTAGTTGGTATTGCTCCTTTATCACCAAATCTCTTATAGAACTCTGGTAACTCTCGGTCATTAAGTTTCTGCATCTTAGGATAGTATTCAGAGATAAAGTATGGATGTTTCTCATACTTAAAATCCTTCATGTCTAACGTAAATGTTGTACTAGCATAACTACCAAGATTTAGACCACGAAATATATCTGATGAACCAGACAATGTGAATGATGAGATATGAATAGCATCGCTGTCTTCCGTTTCTTTTACGTTGACTTCAATGGTTGTAGTTGTTTCTTGTCCTACTAGCTTATCCATAGATTTGAAGTGATATCCTTCTCTATCCTCATAGAATAGGAACCCCGCACTTCTCTCTCCTGCGTTTCCTGCTTCTGGAATAGATCTCCATGCTAACCATGAGATAATAGTATATGGATCCCACCATGGACTCACAAAAGTCATGTCTGTAAGTGATGGATCTAGGTCAAGAGTTTTCTTTGACTGTAAATCTATCTTACACAAATCTCTGACCATCTCATTTGTTTTTCCCTTAAACTTTCTGGATATTTTAGTAGCACTGTTCTTAACTGCCTCTATACTAGCACAATATATTACTCCCTCTGATGTCTTTCCATCAATCACCATACGGTCTTGTAAATCTACAATAACCATACTATATGTAATTACATTTTCATTAAGATCAGTCCATGATATATCAATAGGTTCCATGCCTATGATTGAATCAAGTAAGGCACTAGAAGTATCATTGATCTTAAGAGCTAGTACAACATTTGCTTTGGTTATATCCTCATAGTAATGTAACTCCATCAACTGATTGGGACTTAAGTTATATACTTGAATACCTGTTGATCCTGATGTTTCGTCAACCGTTGACACTCCTATTCTGAGTGCTAGCAGACTGAAGTTAGTGTCCTTACCCTTCATGTATCGTCTCCCCTCCATGAGTGATGATCAGACTGTGTTTCAGATACTTACTGATCTTGATCTCTGTAGGTGCTACCGTTGAAGGTGTCTGAACTTTCTGGAACTGTTTCATCTGTTGTGAAAGTGCTGCTAAACTAGATGTTATGTCCGTTCCTTCTTCAGCACCACCACCACTCATCGTGATATCTGTCTTCTCCTGCATCATCATTTCATTCTGATTGATGACATTATTAGTAAGACTATTGATATCTTGCTTGGCATACTGACTACCTTCACTAGCTGGTTTGACACCACCTAATAGTTTATTCAGCACACTGGTCGTAGCACTGAATGCCCTACCAGTCGTAGTTTTGCTGAAAATATTTTTTGCTCCTTGTGTAATACTACTGAAGGTATTCTTCATAGCATCTATCTTGGTATCTCCTGATGTGGATATATTATCTGGAGCATGAGTAGCACCTCCTACACCACCTCCTAGGTAGCCAGGTGCACTCCTTACAAGTGATGGACCTCCTGAGTTTTCTACAGGTTGGAATCCTGAGTCACTAGATTCGTTCTTTACTATCTCACCATTCACCATTGAGAAACTACTACTTGTTTCTCTTCTCGTTACTTTAGATTTCTTTTTCTTTGGAAGTATCATTCTAGCGATAGCACCAGTTATACCACCACTCTTCACAAACTCCATGATAGGGTTTGATTTCTTTTCTTTCTGTTTCTGTTTGACAGGAATATCAAATGCCTTTCCTATTGATGCTACCTGTTTGGTAATTGCTTCTCCTCCTTCTGGTACATCAATACTGTCTAACAATCCTGCTAGTCCTGCTGCCACTGCCTTGAGTGGTAGTGACATTGCTTCTGCTAATGCTTTCTTGAACTTGTCTAGTCCTAGATCTTCAACCAATTCACTAGCAACGTTCTTTTCACCAACCAGTCCTAGACTCTCTAGTGATTTTACACCTGACTTTTTCTCTGGTCTCTGAGCACTAGGATTCAGTGCATTCATCATAGGTGATGGAGGTACAACACCACCCTCTGCTAGTTTTATTCCAGAGTTCTGACTAGGTTTTGTAAGTCTGTTATCAAAATTATCTGTTGGTGCAGTGATGTTTAAATTCGTATCACCAGTGTCACCTTTATCTCCCTTCTCTCCCTTCTCTGGTTCTTCTCCTGACTTAGTTGATCTATCTGCACCTTGTTCTTGGAAGTCATCCTCATCTGTTGTTAGATCATCATCATAGTCTGACTCTTCACTTAAGTCTAACGTAGGCAACATGCCAGGTGATATGAAGTT